TGAGAGGCATCATCTAGTAGCTCGACATCATAGAAAGAAGCCGAATAAGTAGTCTGAGCAGGTGTCAATTCAGCATCGGGGACGAAAAAGAATTGATACCCTTCAAGATTACCAGTAAAAAGAGTAGGGTTAATTGCTCTAGTAGCTACGACGTGCTTTTTAACTACATAAATAGATGGAGGAACAGGAATATTTGAGAGATCAACTTTGAATCCTCCAGTAGAAGTAACCGCTACGAATCCTGCTGGTGCTGTTAAAAATCCTGTTTCTGTTTCATAAAGAACTCCATAGATATGAACACCGGCCTCAATAATACCGACTGAAGCACTTTCAACTCCAGTTAAAACCCCTAAAGGTTTCGCCCCCGCAGCCTTTCTAGCAGGAACTCCATTTCCTTGATAGACATAGATGAATTCATTTTCGAGCCCAAGAGTTCCATCATGGGGAGAGATATAAACTTTAGTTCCAATAGCAAGAATTGAGAAATCAGTCATAGCTGGAATAGATAGTATCGGAGTACATGGAGTTGGAGAGGCAGAATGATAGATATTGCCTAAAGTATCTAAAACAAGAATAGAATCAGAAGCACCCTGCGATCTATAGGAGTGTATCCTTCTAACATTAAATAAGTTAATACAGTCATCACTGACATTATATGGTGCTAGTCCGTCCCTTGTTCTATATCCACCATCAAAAAACTGGACATTTTTACCATCTGAGAAATGATCTAGAGGAACATTCTCATCATCTCCACGTTTCCATAGACCATTGAATTCATCTATGGTAATTGGTTTATGATCTCTATAATCTACCATGATTTTAAGGAGGCAGTCAGAGCGAGCCTATACGGAGGAAAGGAACAAAGAGCCGGATAGTCTGCAAACTCTGACTGCCATTTCAAATCTTCTTCTTAAATACAAAGGAGCATATAAATCTATCCTGATAATTAGCATAGTTTTTTCCCATATAAGTTACAAGCTCCCATCCATCATCATCTTTAGCTTTCAACCAATCTGACAGGGAGCCATCTACACGATAGTCATATAGAAAGTCCTGAAAGATTGTAGGCATTTACTACTAAGCTGGTCTAGCTGTAGACCAACCCGCCTCCGTGCCATTCGGACCCCAAAGAATACCGCTTCCAATAGTCAACTTGGCAGCGTCATTAGTCGGAATTGCAAATTTATTACCAGCAATGTAACCAATATTCAGATTATCACTGAGTAGAATGAAATCAGTCGGAGCAGTTCCATCTTCCTGCTCATCAAAGAAGTTATTCTCTACCCAAAGATTATTAACCTGTTGAGCAGCAGCATTATGAATCAGAGCAGCAGTAATGAAGTTGTGGAAGAGTGAATCCTTAATTCTGATCTGAGTACAGAATCCATTATTATTAGACTGGAAAAGAACCGCCTTATCACACCATGCAAATTCACAGTCATCAAAGATAATATCTCCACAACCATGAAGATGAACAGCAACACCATCACCTTCAAACTTAGAAGCATAAGCACGAAATCGAGCAGGTGATGTAGTTGTATTACCAAGTTTAAGAGCATAATCTCCAGTAGCACCCTTAGCGACACCAACATTAATCAGAGTAAAGTCATCAGCTAGAACAATCAGACCTTCATCAGTTGTGACAGCAGGTTCAATGAAACAAGCTCCACGATTACCTGCCCCAATGAATGTCAGATTAGTTTTAGTAGCTGGAATTGAAAGATTCCCCTCAGCATGAGCCTGTGGCCCTAGAATCAAGACATCACCACTAAGCATAATATTGATAGCAGCCGCAATTGTAGCCATCTGCTGCCCAAACTGAGGAGCATTATCTCCTACGAAATAGACCTTCCTAGCAAAAGGATAGCCACCAAATAGAACACCCGCCGCCGCAGCAGTCTTCAATTGACCCCAAAGTGATGTTGCAGACATTTTTTACTCCCGTTCCAACCTCTCACGAGATCGGAGTTAAACTCCAGAACGGAGCTTGTAAGCAGCCATGAATGGTTTTCTACGAGTTGAAATAGATTGCTTACTCTTAACTTCAGTACTTAACAATCTATCAATAGCAGATCCAGCAAATGAGTTCAATTCATCTGCCCTTTCTTTATTCTCTCCAATGAACTGAGAGCAGAGAGCAGCCGTTCTATAGGTAAGAAAAGTTCTAGCATTGATGATGCCAATAGTATTAGCCGCAGCAGTAATATCAGTAATAATCTTCCTAATATAGTCTATTCTAACTTGACGATCAGAAGTTGCTCCAATGAACTTGATAAGCTGATCCTGATAGATCCAGTAGATTAGAGAAGTAGTTTGATCTTGGAAGGAAGGAAGAAATTCTTTCTTAACCATTGGTTGATATGGTACAGTTGTTCCATTAGTTCTTTCCCAAAGTTTTTGAATTTGAACAAGTCCAGTTGGTAATGCAGGTTGCCCTACTCCACCAATTCCTGTAACACCAGCAGTAACAACAATAGAAGTAGAAGTTTGATTAGTAGATTCAACATTATGAGCTTCTAATTCCTCAGCAAGTTCATTTAGAGCAATATTTAGATAAGGGATCTGTGCAGCATAGGTAAAGACCGACAGCGCAACATCATTAAGAAGTGCGGCCGCCGAATCCATTACATTTCCCGCAGTCATACTGCTACCTGAAGTCCAAGTTCCTTATACTTTTCAGGATCAATAACAGTCTTACAGTTAGGACAAACTGGGAATTGTGAATCTCTCAATGATCCACAGGCAGGACACTTATCAAGAGTAAGAGTCTTAAAGGATTCCATCCAAACTCTCTCAACTCCAAGTTCCCTCGCTGCGTGCCTAGCATCATCAGAAATTGAAAGTGGGTTTCCATTAGTTCTAGCCCACATTACGTCAGCTAGTTTTACCAGAGTGTTAAAGAAACTAGTTTGCTTGACTCTAGCCTTATCAAGAAGATGAGAATACTTATGCCTAATCTCAGAAATTCCTAGTTCCCCCGGAACATAGAAAAGACCTGGCATTGAAACATTCATGTCACAACCAAAAATACCATTACAAAAATCTTTAACAATAGAATCTGCAACCTGAACGGCAGGAACTGGAATTTCGAGAAGTGGTTGCTCAGGATCAATTTCTTTCCAGTAGCATGAAGTTCCTACGATTAGAGTTGAAGGATTATCATAGGAACCTGGTGGAATGTGAAAGAATCCTGGATCAATAGTTGGTTTACTCTCCTTAATTTCTCTAGGATAAATAGAAACAATAGTAAACCTATCATAAGGATTAGGCGCAGAGCGAACAGGCTTTCTAAACTTTACTGCCATTATTCTTTAACTCCTGAATCTTTAGTTTCAAGGTCTGAAAGACCAGGAACAGTAACGCCCTCTTTATAAGCAAGAGCATCACCAACCTCTGTTTCATTACCGAAGAGTTCCTCTTGCAGAGCAGAAATTCGAGCTTTCCTTTCCTCTAATTCTTCCTCTTGATTCTTAGGGCCATCATTATACCTTGGCCTCTTATTCTCTCCAAGTCTAGTATATTCAATACCAGTCTTATTAGCTGAGAACTGTAGAATCGAGTTAATAATAATAGTTATTACATCCCATCTTGGAGGTAAAGGATTTCCCTTAGAATCTTCAAAAGTCCATACTGGTTCGTATGAATAAGAATCTACTAAATCAGTACTAACTAGTCCTTGAGGAATCCAAAGAAGACGTTCGAGAATATACTTTCCCTGAATCCACTGCCTATATTTAGGCTTGAGCTGAACCAAAGGATTAATAAGTTCAAATCCTTCAGGAGTATGAGTTACTTGACGCTTCTCATACTGATCATCAGAGAAAACAATTCTCCAACGAGAAAGACCATTATCTTCCCTTCCAAAGTCATTTAAGAGACGATCATTCAGAATACTGATAGATTCCATAATGCTCCGCGTTTTAAGGGAATGCGCGGCCCTCCTTTTCTCAGGAACTAGAACTAAGCAACAGTCATCACGTAGTACTTATTCTCTTCTTTCACGTAACAAAGAACGACCGGGCGATTCTGAATAGGCTGATAAGCAGTCTTGAGATTACCAGTTGTCAGGAAAAGTCCCGGTGCCGCATTAGTAAAACAAAGTACCAATTCGTGATAACCAGTAGCAGGTGCAGTAATTGTTTCAATCTGAACAGTTCCTGAGATAAAAGTGAAACGATTAATAGGAACAATAGTCGCAGCAGAAGCAAGAGTTGGAGGAGAAGGTTGCTTATCACTCTGAACCGTAGAAAGGTTCTGATGAAGAAGGTCACTCATTTTCTTCCTCCTTAATATCCATCAGGAACAGAAAGTGTATCAATGTAGGAAAGAGCAGCAGGATTACCAACAAACGTCTGCATTCCTACTGACAGATAGAAAATATCAGCCGTAGCGACACCACCAGAAGCACCGCGAATCTCGAAAATCTTTCTGCCATCAGTAGTAGTATAGAATCCAAGAGGAAGAATCTCCCCACGACCCCATACTGATCTAACAACAAAGTCAATTCTAGTCTTATCCCACTGATAATGCCTCTTAACTGGAGCACCAGCAAGCTGCATATTATCACCAAAGTACATATTCAAACCTTCATCCTTAGCCATCTTCTGAATAATAGTAACCTGCTGACCAATATCCTCATATGCCTGAGCCTGTGCGGGGTGCAACCATGCTTCAGGTTTAAAGTTCTCATCCTCACCTACTCGATTGCCAATCTTATTGATAGCAATTCGAGGAAGTGGGAGAGTAAGAGCGGAACTATTACCATTAACACGAGAAGCACGAACTTCAGGAGTAGTAGCTCTGGAGAAACCAAGCCATGTTCCAGTAGAAGCATTAGAATGATGATAGGGAACTCCAAAGAATCCCGGCAGAGCAGTAGGATCAGAGATACCATCAACTACGATTTTATCTCCAGCAACCACACCTGCAACCTGCGGAGAGATATGAATTACCTTATTCTCTTTATCCCAGAAGCTAATAGAACCCTTACCACGATTTGTAGCCAGAGTAGTATCGAAGATCTGGACGGTCTGGCCGTATCTCATCAAATTAGCACCAAATCCATCAGTAGTCAGATCAATAACATTCTCACCACCAGCAGGAGTATCAGTTGTCACAGTTCCAATAACACCATTACCAGAACCCTGCATCTGAGAATCAAGCTGACGACGAAGTTCATCAAAAGCAGTAGCGGTCAATCTCCTGACCGAATTGATAATAGACTTCCTAGCATCATCAGTAGACCACTGTGCAAGCTTTGTATACTCAATATTCTCAGAGGCAAAAACGGCAGTGAGAGTAGCCTTATCGAAAGTCGGACCACCTCCACGACCGAGATCACCACCATCAGCATTAAAGTATTGGAAAGCTCCACCTGGACGGAGTTCAAGTGGAATTCTCATCTGTCTATTAGAAATCTTCTCAACATTCCTCTTCTCAATAGAAGAATAGAACTTATCATCTCTCTCAAAGAGAACTCGAAGTTTAGTAATAACCCTTTCGAGTTCCAACCCTGCTACCTGTGCCTCATTTACAGCCACGTTTTACTCCCTATTTAGAAATTCAAGTGTAGACATTCCTTTCGGAACATCCTTTGACTTAGTTGGGCTAGATGTCCGGCCCATCGGAATTGGACCTTTTTTATCAGTTTCTTCCTTTCGTCTAACAAGGCCGCGCAAAGCCTCCGATCTAGTGCGCCTGATAGTTTCAGGAAGAATAGTTCTTGCTTTAGAAATAATAGTAGTTCTAATAGCCTCGATTGAAGCACGAGAAAATCCAGATTTGAAAGCAGCATCCCAAGCTCTGTCAAGAATCTTCCTGAAACTTGCATCTTGTGACATCATTGACTCGGTTAGAGTCAAGGCATCATCAATTGACTTTTTTCTCACATAATCTGACATCTGACCTTTAGGATCAATGTTTGTAGAGATGGTTGCTCTGAGTGCATTACCAGTTTTAGTAACAAGATCATCCCGAACCATCTCAAATCTTTGCTGGACTAAGGCCCTCTTTTCATTCTCAAGACCCTGATCCTTTTCCTTTCCCTTAGAAAGATTCTGCGGCGGTGAATAACTAGAATGACCAAAAATGAATTGGTGGAGAATATTAGCTGCTCCTAGAAGATTTTCATTATTTGATTCATTAGCTCTACTAACCATTGAAGCTACAGTATTCTTGAATAGATTACCCATTAGATGAGAATAAGCAACCTGATCAACCTTCTGTAAAGTAACGAGATAACTATCAACTAGTCTATTAAAAGATTCCTGATCTCCCTGTTTGATCGTAGAGAGAATTCCCTCAATATTTCCAGATGAAACCTCACTAGTATAATGATCAAGAGTATCAGCCTTCTCCTGAGCTTCTTTAGCATCATCTACAGTCGGGAAGATCTCAGAGAACTGTCTATCACGGAAATAAGCAACCTCTAGGTAAGGAAAGTCCTTAAAGATAGTAGGATACTTAGCAAGGATTTCTTTCTTTCTAACTGGTGCTACCAGATCAAGTCTTTCTGGTTCTTCTTCTTTCTCTGGTTCTTCCTCTTCCTCTTTTTCTGGTTCCTCAACTTCTTCTTCCTTTTCCTCAGTCTCTGGTTCCTTTTCTTCAATCTCTTCCTTAGTATCATCATCCTGATCTAGAATATTCAAAGTATCAGGTTGTTCTTCAACAATTTCAATTTCTTTATCATCATTCATTGTACTTCACCTTGTACTGCTGGTTGCGGCCCCGGTGCAGTTTGAGCAGTAGCAGCCTGCACATGCCGTTCTAAATGAAGAAGAATATTCCTATATCCCTCTTCATTATCAATCTTTAACTGTCTCCCTATGTCTGAAACTAAATAGGAACGACAAATTTCTGCATGAACCACATGACTATCAATTAATGGATCAATTGGAACTGATGGTTCTTCCATTCCAGGGAGTTCAATAGGAGAGGAATTAGCAAGCAATTTAATCTCTTCATATTGCTTATTCCTATCATCCTCACCCGGAAGTTTGAACTCAGGTATGCCTATGGCATTTGAGATGAGAGAGAGATTCTCAGGCGAAGTAAGAGCTTGAAGAATAGCAGGATTATTAAGCTGCATAAGTTGGAGAATAACGTCTTTATTAGCTTGCCACATGATAGGAAGCTGCTCAGACGCTTCTAATTCAATATTACCAATTTTACCTTCAAGCTCAGCTTTCTTAATCAAAATGTTATAGAAGTTTCCATTCTGATCTCTATCTACAAACCTTTCATCAGTTTCAAGATTATCAATGAATGATTGAATTACCTTACCGAAAATAGTTTTCCACCAGATAGAAAACATCTTCCAAGGCGTCTGTAATCTCTGTAAAGCTTGCGCCCTACTCATAGAGTACTCGGCAGCAGTTTTAGATCCCGCTTCTGCTGCACCACCGAAAAGTGAGGGTAGAGCGCCAGAAACTAATTGAGCGAGCTGTTGAATCTGTTGAGCAAATGGTAGTACTTCTCCCGAAAGATTGGCAGTCTTAACTTGAAAGAAAGACTGATCAAGTGATTTACCCGCAGGTGGTTTAGCCGGAAATACAGAACCCGGCGCAACTTCTGTCTGACGATACTGATCAAAGTTAAGAACTTTAGGATCAGCAAACGTCTGAGGAATTCCATGTTCAATTGTCTGCAAGGCCAAGGAAACAATGTCATTGATAATATCCTGAGCCGAGACAAGGAAAAGGCCAAGAGGATCGAAATGAATGTAGTCAGAAAGAGGATTATAAGTGAGAGTCCAATGATCATCTAGTTTCTCAGGTTCAGCAGTAGCATATTCATCATTAACCAGAACTACCTTAACCCCATCAGGGAAAAGTTCCTTCAATTCATCGACATCATCATCTTCTCGAATAATTTCAAAAGAAGACGGCCGCAACCAACAATTCCTTACAGTAACATTTTCTCTAGGATCATCTCCACGATATTGAGTTGAAAGGCGGCCCCATCTGTCATAACTGTCATAGATCGAGTAGTTCCTAGCAGACTCCCTAACCTTCTCTCCTATAGTTCCTCGAAGATGATCAAATCTTGCAAGTACATTAGAATAATGAGTCTCATAGGAGAATATTAGATAAGGAGCATCCTTCTGACATCTAGCGTAGTTTGGAACTTTGACGAAAAGGCCACCATAGCATTCAATGATCTGACGGGATTTCGGCTCATCCGTTTCTCCTACAATTTTATTATAAGTAAATGGCACTGACTTCATATCAGCTTGGCCAAAACAATGAGGGCAGATTTCTTCCCCTGTCATCTCATCAATATTAGCTTGGAAGATTTCCTTATCACACTGTGGGCAGTAAGGAATTTCCTTTTCCTCAACCACTTCTTCATATCTATTCACCTTATAAGTACCGAATTCTTTATCTTCCTTAGTATAAGAATAAGCCGCTACCATTCCTTCTGTGCAGAAGATATA